TACTTCCCCAAGTTGCCAAAACTTTTGTCATTTGGATTAAGCCAGCGCAAAATCACTGGTGCAACAGCTGCTGCCCCTGCCATTGCCAATGTCTTTGGGTCAGTCACGCCTGCCATGTATAGGGCAAGTGCAGCTGCCAGAAATGAGCGCGCCCATGAGGCTGCTACGGCTTTTGCTTGTTCCATTTTTTGCTCTCCTTTTTGACTGCGGCTGCTTTTGCAGCTGGTGCATCTACCTTTGGAAATTCGCCCTTGTATGGCACAAATTTAGGTATGCCAAAACCGACGATTTCCTTGCCTTCTCCGTACGCTCTGACCTTGACCATAACCATGCCACCGTTGCGTTGATCGCCTGTCCCTGACGTATTGCCTTCAATGGTCAAACATGTCTTTGAGTCAATAAGTCCAACAACAATTCCAATGTGTGAAATGCGGTCAACGCCGTCATGTGGAAAGTCCATGAAAGCCAAATAGCCCAACTGCGGAATGTTTGACCAGCGTTGCATTTCTTTAAATTTGTGCGCACCTTGTGCAGTGCCAACGACTGAATGAATTTTGACGCCTGCTTGTGCAGCACACCAATTGACAAATGAACCGCACCAGGGCAACCCGTTTGCCTTTGTAAATTCACCGTATTTTGTTAGGTTGTCGCCTTCTTCAACTGTGCCAATTTCGGCTTTTGCAATTTCAATAAAACGTGGCGCAGTGCCTTCAGCGTAACTCATGGCTTATCGGGAAAAACAAGTTTTGACGGTTCGGTTGATTGGGTTGGCAAATCACGCAATGATTGACGATAAGTTGCCCACGCTTGTTTGTCGCATACCGCGTCAGGCAATTGTGTCCAGTCGCTTGCCCTTAATTCAGCGTTGCGCCACAAACGTAAACGCTCAAAATAATACTCGTCAGAAATTGATGTTTCATTAAATGCTAAAAATGTTGGATTTGTCATTATGCCGCCTCATAAGTTATTTGAAAAGTGATGTAATCGTCAACAGCCCATGCCATTGGTTGATTTTGAGTGACCGTTGTCAAAATAGAATAAAATCCATCTGTTCTGAAAAGTCTTACTGACGCGGCAGACACTAAATCGTTGTTATCTATAATTATTTGATAAAAACCGCCAGCGCTATTGTCAACAATGTAACCAGTTCCAATTGTCCATAAACCGTTGTACGCTGCATTAACGGGCAAGCCAAAGTAATAATTGCCTGTTCCTGCCGTTGATGTTGAACCAAGTTTTAAATAATACTGAGCAATTACAATTTTTCCTCTTTGCTTGTATTTGCCTTGAATTGTGCCATTTCCTAAAGTTGGTTGCGTTCCTGATGATGTCCAAGTTGGCGTGTAACTAGTCCATGCGTCATTGTCCCAACGAAGCCCTGTTGATTGAGTACTATCTGCAACAAGTGGTGCGGTGTTACCGCTGACCGCTAAACGACCAAATGCGTCAGCACCAGTTCCTGCAATGAGATCACCTTTTGCGTCAATTGCAGTCGCCATTGAATTTGTGATCGTGACCGCGCCTGATGACCCACCGCCTGAAATACCAGTTCCAGCAGTAACGGCAGTAATGTCACCAACGTCATTGGTTATCCACGTGAAGTCCATGTCGGTATTTGACGCTTTTGAAAGAATTTGACCCGACGTGCCACCTTTAAGGTCTGCAAGTGATGTGTCAACGGCTTGTCCAAATGTTTCAAAATCGGCGGGCAGGTCTGTGACCAAGTCCGTCGAAGTGGGCATTTGCCACCCGAAATTGCTAGTTGGGTTTGTCATGTTTTCTCCTTATCAAGTGACAATTGTTGCACGTGCCCAATCAAGCGTTGGCGACACGCCCGACCAGGTGAAAGTGTTTGCGATTTCGTCCCATTGCAAAGCCTGCAATGAGTAAGCCGTTGGTGAAATGTTAAGAGTGATCGAGAGTTGGTTATACGACGCTTGAAATGACCAGCCCTCAACAAAGCCCTGAAAGATACCGCCCATGTTCGCTGGTAGGTCATTGATTGCTACTGCCTCACCCATAAACACGCCAATGAGGTTGTCACGGTCGCTGTTGTCTAGCTCTGGGTTTGTCAGGTCAAACGTGATCTCACTAAAGATTGCCTGCGGTGTTTTGCGCAATGCAAGGTAAAAATTGGCTTGCTGGGTTGCATCAGCTGAGTTGTGCAAGGTTGTCGAAATGATCTGAGACAACGTGCCGTATTGCAAAATCGAGTCTGCGTCGCTGGCACTTTGCTCTGCACTGCTGGTTGCACCGTATTGGATAGTCAGGTTATTGCGTACGTCGCCTGCCCTTGTTTCAACGCGCAAACCAGCTGCGCGCGCTTGGTTGGCTGTCAGCTGTACATAACCATTGTTTGACAGGTACAAACTTCGGTGTGTGGCATCAGCGTAAGAAATGCGCCCAAATGCGTCCTCGTAAATGTAGCCAAGACCTGACGTTGCAAGCTTTGATACCAAAGAATAAACGTCTGTGCGCTCACTAGACCTAGCAGCTAACTCATAATCACCAGGGCGGTCGATCTCACCTAAACCAACGTTTTCCGCTGTTGCCCATGTTGTCGTTGGGTCGTACGTTGCCCACGTCAAAGCTGCTGGCACTTCTGCCCAAGTGTTAAGCAATAAGTCTGACAAAATTGTCCAGATTTGATCGCCGTCAAAATCTTTAGACAGCACGCCATTTGTCAACGCCTTTGGCAAACGAGACAACGCGCCAAGTGCTGTGATGCTGTATGTCTGGGTGAACATTGTGCTGCCTACGTCGCGCACCTCAACGGCAATGTCAACGACCGTGCCACCAAAAATTGGGACGTATGAACTTGATGTGTCCTGCACCTGCACTGAAATGTTGCTGTTGATGTTGACAGGTATGGTCGCCTGATTAACGTCTAGCAGCTGCAAATTGACATAACCTGCTTGAGCTTGCTCGTAAATGTTTGTTCGACCTGATCTAATTGTCAGGTTAGCCAAAACCGCGTCAGTGTAAGAAACGCCGTCGATCTCTACCAGCCAAACTGGCGTCCATTGCGTCATGTTAATTGCAAGTTGGTCGCGCCGCCTGTTCCGCGATAGTAGCTGTTGTTTAATGTGTCAACGATTGTGCGTGCTGTGCCTTCCTTATCAAACGCCCCAGTCACGGTCAGATTGATTGTTGTACCGACGCGGTCTTTTTCCTCGCCCATACGGAAACGCCCAGCATCAAATGAACCAATGCCGCCAGTCGTCGCAGCGGCAGCGGTCGCAGCCACTTTTGCAGCTGTTGAAACACCGCCACCGCTTGACGTGGTCGTTGCGCCACCGCCTGACGGTGCTGAAATTTTTGGAATAGTCGTCGCTGTTGTTGGCACTGTTGGTGTCTTAATTGTAGGCACGCTAACCGTCGGTGTTGAAATCTTGCTGACGTTTGGCAAAAACGGTATTGCGTTATAGGCAGAAATTAAAGCATTGATACCTGCAACCGCACCTGAAATTAAGCCGTTGAGAATTTTGACAACGCCAGCAATGACATCAATAACGCCGCCTGCGATTTTGCCTGCAACCTGTAACGCACCGCCTAAAACCGTGCCTATGACTGGTGCAACATAGGTTGCGATCAATGCGCCAAATTCCTTGAAAGTGTCAAGATTGTCACCGATTGCATCTCGAACATACCCAAACGCTTTAATCATGCCATTGATGATTGGCGTAAATACGCTAGTGATGATGTTGCCAAGCGTTGTGATGACACCGCCAAGACCATTGCCGTTGAGGCTGAAAGCACCGCTAAATGCGTTAATAATTGGCAAAGCATTGTTGTTGATAAAACCCATAAGCTTTTCAAGGATTGGCAACAACGCAAAACCAATTGTTTCTTTTGCTTCGTCAAAGGCGACCTGCATGCGTGCAATTCGTCCCGCGTAAGTGTCAGCGTTACGCGCGGCAGCACCGCCAAACAGGTCTGACAATTTGCCCTGCACCTGTGTGAAATTCATGGTTTTTAATTCAGCAGCTGATAAGCCAATGCCTAGTTTGCCCAGTGATGCTGTATTGCCGTCATAAGCTTTGCCCAAAGCATTTGCGACGCTTTCCAGCGGTTTGCCTGTGGCTGCGCTAATGTCTAAAGCTGTTGCAAGTAATTGCTGCGCCTTCTCAGTATCTGAGGTTGATCTGACCAACCGTCCCAAAGCTGGGCGCAGCTCATCATCTGCCACACCAGTTGCCAAAGACATTTGCAAAATTGATTGCTCAGTGGCAGCAATTTGTGCCTTTGTAGCCCCTGTGGCGTTTTCTAAGGCAACGGCAAGCTGTGTTTGTGCCTTCTCGTCCTCGATTGCCGCCTTGACGCCTTCAACGCCGATCTTGATTGCGTAAGCACCAGCGGCAGCGGCAGCAGCTGCAAAAGCCGCGCCAACCATTTTGCCAACCTTGCCCATTTTGTCGCCAAAAGTGTCAACATCTTTGCTGGCAGCTTTAAGCGATTTGTTGAGGTTGTCAACGTCTCCAAGTATGGAAAGTTTGAGGGTACGACTTCCAGCCATTAGTTGTACCTCTTAACTATTTTCTGAAATGACTGTTCCCATTGCTTAATGATCTCAGGTTGTGCAGCTCGCAAGGTTGGATAGATAAACCAACCGCGTGACCCTCGACCTTCTCGACCTGACCAAACTGGGAATTGTTTGTATTTGTTAGAACCAAACTCAACGCCGCCCCAGACTTGTTGAGTGCTTGCGCCACCGCTTAGCTTCTGTGATGCGTAACCAAAACTGATCTCACCAATTTTTGATGATTTAGAAACTTTTGAGCCGTCCGCAACGCGGTTGTCAATAAGGTTGCGCGTTTTGGTACTAGCTGCTGACTTAATTTTCCCCTGCACATAAGTAGCAAGGGCAGACGTTGCCTCTTTGGCTTGGTCTAACGCCTCGTCGTCCATAGCCTTAAAAGATCGAGTAATGGCGCGCAGCTCAGCCTTGTCATAGCTGATTGCATCTTTAGCCATTTGCTCGCCTTTCCAAAATCTCAATGACGGTAAGTATGTCCTCGGCTGTCTCAAAAACATCTGGGTGTAGCCCTGTTGCCAGAGCTACCTCCCAAACTATTCTGCTAAGGCTTCCGACGGCGTAGCTTTTGGGTTTGCCTCACCTACGATTACCTCAGCAATACCTTCTGTCCAAATGTCGATCGGCTTGACAGGCTTTCCAGCTGCTTCACGCTTCATGGCGTGATAGGCAAGAAATACTAAATCGGAAATGCCGATCTTTTCCTGTGCCTGTGCAATTGTGTGACCTGTGTGCTTTTCCCATTTGACCCACTCTGGCGGTGCAGCTGTGTAAGTGATCTGATCGCCGTTTGTGTATTCAATTGTGATTGGTAGTTTCATTTTGTCTCCCGATTGTTAGTTTTTAGCTAAATGTCTCAGTAGGTGTTCCCACTACGACAAATGATAGGTCAACGGTCTGTGCATCTGGTGCTGCACCGCCGACGCTTGGAAACACTGGCATCACGTTAAATGCAAAGACTGCACCTGTCACGGCTGTCATTGAAACTGCCAGAGTTGTGTTGGGTGCTGTTTCGCAAGCTGTCCACAATGCCTCGCAAAGTGAACCTGATGCGCCCCAGTCAGCAAGCATTGAAATGTCAAAAGTCCACTGATCGTCAATGTGCTTGTAAGCCTTGCCGTCCAATGTTTGGTATGTCTCGACGGTTGGGCTGTTCGCAAGAGTTGCGCTGGTCGCCTGTGCGTCATAGTTAACGGTTGCAATGGTCACGACTAAATCGCGACCAGTTATGATTGTCGTTGGCATTTTGTCCCCTATGTTGTTTGAGTGTAATAAGTCGAAACGT